ATATTGTATAATGGTCAATAAATGGAAACCCCATCATTTTATGAATTAGTTCGTGTTTTTTCATTAATCTTAACCGTTTATCTACATTTTTAACATTATAATAATGTCCCCAAACATTTGTTTTTTTAATAATCATTTCGTTATTCATTATTTTAATATTTGTCAACATTTAAATGTGTTTTAAAGGAGTATGATTAGGCGTTTTTTTACCTTTAATATTTATAATAATAATTTGTCTTAATTCTAATTTATAGTATTCTTCCCATAAATGTTTAGGTGGAAAATTTGGGTCTAGTTTGCACAATTTGTCAACAATTCCGGGTAAATTTAAATAATCACGTTTAAGGTCCGGATATTTAATTAATAATTGGGTGATTACCTTTTTACATGTTTCAAAATCATAAATATTCGGACCGAGTCGAATATTTAAATATTCAATCCATCCTTTAAATGTTTCCTTATAAGTTTCAATCGGGTTCTTAGGTAATTTATTATTCGATTCACAAAATTTAAGGTAATCCTCAGAACATTGAATATTTTTGTCGGCAAGTATTTTACACGCTTTTGCGTATGTTGTTCCAAGCGATGTTCTTTCTCTGGTTTGTAGTTTAATTATACTTGTAAGATTTGCGTTATACTCTCCTAACTCACCATCATAAGATTTCTTATTTCGTGGAGTTGATTGTGTTTTTGATGGTTCCTTTATTTCAATATTATACACTTTAATTTTTTGTGTAATAGTTTCATCTTCCGTTCCCATTTCACAAGTAATTTCTTTAATGTGTTGTAAATCAGAATGCGATAAATATTCTCCTTTAATTAAAACAGGTATCAGTATTTTTGCGAGTTTATCTGGTTCATTTTTATCTTTTCTAAATGCTCTTAATGCCGATTGAACTATGCGAATATTGGATGTCATATTTTCCGCAAACACAACAGTTCCAATAATTGGGTTATCGTATCCTTCTCCCAAGCAATATACACACGTAAGAATTCCAAGAGTAGACTTGTTATATTTTCTTAAAATGTCTTGTTGTTCTTTGAATTTAATTTCGCTCGTATAATGAGAATAATATAAATCTTGAATATTAAAATAATTGTAAGTTATAAAATCTGTTATGTATTTAACAATTTTTATCGAGTTTTCCATACTATTCGCATAAATAATGGCATGATGTGATTGTCCGGACTCAATACTTTTTAAACATGTATATGCAGCCAACATTAATCTCTTATCATTATCATTAGTAATATTAAACCGCAATAATTGAGTGTTCATTAGTTCTTCATTCGATGTTATTGTATTAATGACATAATTACAAATAATTTTTTCCTTAATACCCCATAGCAAAGATTTTCTATCAATTATTTCTCCAAAATATTCAACATTATCATTTGAAATCGTATCTATATTATCGGAGGTTTCCAAGTTTTTAAGTGTGGCAGTTAATGATAATTGTTTTACTGATGGAATTATTAACATTTGAATATATTTTCTGGTTGATTTTATTAACTCTATATTATTTGCCGTTAAATGGTGACATTCGTCGTTTATTTTCATATCGAATTTAAAATCATCCGCTTGTGTTGCTGTATATACTTTATGTGCTGATGAATATGTTGTTATTACAATACATTTGGTTATATTTTCTTTTAAAAATGTTGTAATATGTTCGACTTTAACATTACCCGAAACAATTAAATACTTAAATGTTGGAAATAATTCACTTATGACCCCTTTCCATTGTTTAACCAACAATAAATTAGGAACACCGATAAGAATAGTCTGTGAGTTTAAACGTTGAGTTATCCATAATGAAATTAAAGTTTTACCGATTCCACATATTAATACAAGTAATCCATTATCATTAATAATAAAATATTGACATGCTTTATTAATAATCTCATTTTGGTCTTTTCTTGGGGTATATTCGGGTTTTAGTTCCTCGATAAATTTGGGTTTTTTTATTTTTAATTCGTCAATAAATTTGGTTTTATTTCGTATTGTTGTAGACATTTGTGTGAGTGTTTTAACTAATGAATTTCGAATTCGTTTAAAATTTTGTTTTGTTCGGTCAATACGTATGATTTTTTCAATATCTTCTTTATTTAATTTGGTGTAATTAAATTTGGGATTTCGACACAATACTTTTTCGATTAAATCAATAATATCGCGTTTATAAAATTCTTTTCCTTTGGCAGTAGAAATGTGTAAACCTAGTTTTTTAAATTCCTTGCCCAACATATATTCAGCCAGAATGTGATCCCGGTCATTGTTAAATTTAAAGGCAACCTCATAATATCCGCCAACTATTTCTCCGGTAAAATATGTGTTATTTCGCGAAACCAAACAAATCGTTTGACCCAATTTACATGCATAAACCATTTCATAAGACCAATGAACTCTAATATAAACGTATCCGAATCTTTTAACATAAATCATGATTTAAATATAACGTTATGTTTATGTTATCCAAACAGGATTATAAATCAATTTTTTATAAATGTATAAAACTTAAATATTTATGTGTCAACACAAATCAATAAATTAATAGACCATCTCTCCAAAATTATTCTGTGTCAACACAAACATATAAATAAAGGACCATATCAATATTTATTTAAAATCCATAATACTTTAAATAAATAATTACTGGTTTGAGGTGGTTTCGTCAATTTTCAAAATAGTTGAATTTTGACATAAATTTATTTGTTTTATTTCATTAAGTTGAATTTGAATATATTGTAATTTTTCTTCAAACTCATTAAATCTATATTCGTCGACATCCACAAAAGTTAGTAATTCTGTTATAAGTCTTGAATCCCTAACATTTATTAACCAATCCGATACAAATAATCTTTCTCGACGAATCGCATAATTACTTATACTTGACCTTAAATATTCTAATCTATTAACCAACCCTAAATTATTTTCTTTTGTATATTGTTGTTTTAGTGTTTCAATAAACATGTATAAATCTGAATATGAATTATTAGTTTTCAATAAATAATCGGATAATTTATAAACCAACTTTTGTTTTAATCCTTGTTCTTTAAGGTTCATTTTATTTTTATAATTTTATATATTTAACTTAGTTTTCAAATACTTAATGTTAAATATTATATATCCAATTAATTTTAAAATTGAATGAATATAAGGTTATAATCGTAATTAATATAACATTACAATTATGAATACAGAACAATTTATACAAAAAGCAAAAGAAATCCACGGAGATAAATATGATTATTCCAAAAGTGAATATAAGAATTGTAAAACTAAAATAATAATAATATGTAAAATTCACGGTGTATTTTCACAATTAATGGATAATCATATAAATCGTAAAGGTGGTTGTAAAAAATGTGCTGATATATTGCGAGGCAATAACCGCAGATTTACACGGGAAGAAATAATACAAAAATCAATAGAAATTCATAACGATACATATAATTACTCAAATATCGATTATATTAATGGCGAAATTAAAAATATAGTATGTAAAATTCACGGTGTATTTTCACAATTAAGGGATATTCATATAAATCGTAAAGGTGGTTGTAAAAAATGTGCTGATATAATGAGAGGTGAAAATAGAAAATTCAATAATAACGATTTTATTGAAAAACTAAAATTATTACATGGTGATAAATATGATTATTCAAAGGTTATATATAGTGGTATTTACGAAAAAATTTTAATAATTTGTAAAAAGCACGGCGAATTTGAACAAATTTCAACTAACCATTTAAGGGGTTCAGGATGTCAATTATGTTATGACGATAGAAGAGGTGAAAGTATAAGAAATGATACGCAACAATTTATAGAAAGAGCAATAAAAATACACGGGGAAAAATATAATTATTCAAAAAGTAATTATATTTCAATTGACGATAAAATAACAATAATATGTAAAATACACGGAGAGTTTTCACAGGTTGCATATAGTCATATAACCGGACAAGGATGTAAAAAATGTGGAATTATTCAACGAGCAAATAGTCGAAAAAGTAATACTGTTGATTTTATAGAAAAAGCAATTAAAATACACGGAGATAGATATGATTATTCAAAAAGTAATTATATAAAATCAAACACCAAAATTATTATTATTTGCAAAACACACGGTGAATTTCTACAACAACCAAGCAACCATATTAATCCTGGTTATGGTTGTGTTTTATGTAAAAATAAAACAGAAGGTAAATTAAATCAAATATTAATATTAAAATATCCTTCACTAATTACCCAATTCAAACAAGATTGGTGTAAAAATATTAGGAACCTTCCATTTGATTTTTGTATTCCAGAATATAAGATTATTATTGAGTTAGATGGTAGACAACACTTTCAACAAGTTCGTAACTGGTCTAATCCAGAAGAACAACAATATAACGATAAATTTAAAGAAAAATGTGCGAATGATAATGGTTATTCAGTTATTCGTTTATTACAAGAGGATGTTTATAATGATACGTATGATTGGTTTAACGAATTATCTGAAAAAATACAACTAATACTTAATTCTAATTCAATTCAAAATATATATTTATGTAAAAATAATCAATATACAAAATATGTCAACACAAACCAATAAATAATAGACCATCTCTCCGGAATTATTCTGTGTCAACACAAATATATAAAAATACCAAATAGTTAATTATTCTTTTTGTGTCTACATAAATCTATAAACATAAACTATAAGTTTAATTATTTTTTTATGTCTACAATAATTAATATATTTATCTGATACTTTATAAAATATAATAATAGTTGAACATTTTATTTTGGTTTAAGTATAAGGTCTCAGTTAATATATTTTATTATATAGTTTTGAATAGTTGGATTGTGAATTATTTTTGTCATTATTATTTGTTTGTTGTTTTGTATAAAAGCATTTCAATTTTTAGTAACCATAATATTAAATACTTATATAATAAAATTGAAATGCTTTTAACATTAAGTTGTAAAAACAAATACAATCATTACTCCTTTAAAAGAATTAAAATGAATATTCTGAAAAATGTTGAAAACCAAACAAAAATAAATGAGAAGGAAACCATAAGGGTTGCCAAAAATATTGAAAACCAAACAAAAATAAATGAGAAGGAAACCATAAGGGTTGCCAAAGTTGAATATGTAATTAACCCAAGTGTGCTATATAATTCAAAACTTAAATCCTTATATAATAGCGATGAAGGCGATATTGTGGTTAATGTTGGTAATCTAAAACGCGCAACATACGAACATGTGACATATGGAAATTATAAGAAAAAATAAATATAATTATTAAATCGACATTTGAAGTGTAAAACTGATTAAAGCAAATAATGATATGATATAAGAGAAAAAAATAAAAAAGGGAAACCCATCCTTTTTTATTTTTATATTATCCAACCAGGTTGACAACACAATTAAATAAATAATATATCATCTCTCCAAAAATTATTATGTGTCAAAAATTACTTAAATTTATATAATGATTTATAAACAATTTACATATTATTATAATTAAACAAATAATGATAACACAATTTAAATATTTTTGTGAAAAAACGGATGCGGATTTTAAAGAATATAATAAACAATGGGATGATAATAAGGAACGATTTATATTTTTACAAATGAATCTAAAATTATCATACCAATTAAGTTTCATTAAACATGATATGAATGATAATAAAGATATACTGGCAATTAGGTTTCCAACTATTAGTTATATGAAAAAAAATAAAATTATTGGCGGTTTAAAATTAGGAACTGGAATTATGTACGATGATAATAAAATATGGTTCCCAAAAGAAGTTTGGATATATCATGTATTACCTTAAATCGGCGTTTTAATTCAATCCGGTTTAAAATGGTGGTATTTTCAAATATTCATAAAAATGTTCTCTTACAATATACATTAAATTTGTTGTTGGGTCCCAATCACTACACAAATTTTTATGTGCGTTTAACGACCTCAAGTGTGGATTAAATCTATCATAATAATCACACGCTTTTTGTTTAGTTTTAAATATTTTATTCATATACCCAATATGTTCGCTTTTACCATTCCATTCTGGATGTAAAATATGACCGTCAATATACATTCGCTGGACTTCTAAAATATACATTGGGTTGTCTAATATAATATCTTTAATCTATTTTAAATGTTGTCACAATTATTTATTTAAAATCCATATTACTTTAAATAAATAACTATCCATCTCTCCGGAATATTCTGTGTCAACACAATTAAATAAATAATAGACCATCTCTCCAAAAATATTTTGCATCTATAGAAATAAAAAGATATAATCCACCATTTTAATTCCATCTTTTTTTTAGTATTTAAATAATTGCGTAAATATAAAAAAAATTGAAATGCTTTTTACACAAGGATAACAAACAACAAACAAACAAACAAACAAATACAATTCAAGAATGACAACCACCCCAAGAATGATTACAAGATACCAAGTAAAACTAAAACAGTATAACTTAATGTATACAAAACATGGTGAACTTTCGAAACTAATATATGAACTTTCTACCAAAACAGATGTTAATATAAGAATTTCGTATATTCTAAAAATATTTGAAATTATGAATAATAATGTTCATTTATTCGTGGAATACGACAGTGAAAGTAGTCAAAAGATAAGATTATTTAACATTGCGTATATTAAATCGGTATTGTTAATATCAGATTTAAACGCAATACTCAACAGTTCAGG